AGAAGCCAAGCGTGCTAGAGGCGAAGTCAAGGACGTTAGCCCAGAAGAGTTTGACAAGATTGAAACCCAAGCAGGTTTAAAAGACCTCGATGACAAGCTCAAGAAAGACAGAGACGAACCGCGCCCACCCCCAAGAGAGCGCATGAATAAGGCGCTATCTGAGCTTGATGGAATGAAGAAAGGTGGCACAGTGTCCTCTGCATCGGCTCGTGCAGATGGTTGTGCCATACGGGGTAAAACCCGTGGGAAGATAGTGTGAGATGAAAGCCCCGCAGCAAAGTCTGAAGGCATGGACAGCGCAGAAATGGCGAACCAAAAGCGGTAAGCCATCGTCCAAGACCGGAGAGCGCTATCTCCCGGAGAAAGCCATTAGTGCCTTGAGTCCAGCAGAATACGCTGCTACGACCAAGGCAAAGCGGACAGGTAAGGCAAAAGGTAAGCAGTTTGTTCCACAGCCACCGAAGGTAGCAAAGAAGGTGGCTAGTTACAGGAAGGTCAAATGACAACGTCAGGAACAGCATCGTTCAACCTTGATCTCAACAATATCGTTGAGGAGGCGTTCGAGCGTTGCGGTAAAGAATTGCGTACAGGCTACGACTTGCGTACCGCCCGTCGCAGTTTAAACCTGCTGACCGTTGAATGGGCAAACCGGGGTGTCAACCTGTGGACAATTGAGCAGGGTTCGATTGCACTCAATGAAAACCAATCTGTTTACCCGCTGCCCGTAGACACCATCGATCTCCTTGAACACGTTACCCGCACAGGGACAGGACAGAACCAGCAAGACCTGACCATCACCCGGATCAGCGTTTCTACCTACGCGACCATCCCGAACAAGAATGCCACGGGGCGTCCGATTCAAGTGTGGGTGGATCGTCAGTCGGGCGCGACCTATCCTCCCGGCGGCAGACCAGCAGGTACAAATACAACCACGGGCGTGGATCATCCGCAGATTTATGTCTGGCCCGCGCCCGATCAAAGCAATTACTACACCTTTGTGTACTGGCGCTTGCGCCGTATTCAGGATGCAGGTAATGGTGTTCAAACACAGGACATCCCATTCCGCTTCCTGAACTGCATGATTGCTGGGTTGGCTTATTACCTAGCCCAGAAGATTTCGCCTGAGATGTTGCCAGCTTTGAAGATGCAGTATGACGAACAATGGAAGTATGCAACCGAGGAGGATCGAGACAAGTCCGCAGTCCGGTTTGTACCGCGCAGATACTTTATCGAGTAAAGCATGGGAAATAGATTTGCTTCTGGCAAAAACTCGATTGCAGAGTGTGACCGTTGTGCTTTCCGGTTCAAGCTAAAAGAATTAAAACGGCTGATCATCAAGACTAAGAATGTCAATATTCTGGTCTGCCCGGAGTGCTGGGAACCTGATCAACCGCAGTTGCAACTGGGGATGTATCCGGTAGATGATCCTCAAGCGATTCGGAATCCAAGACCGGACTTGAGTTATCGCATATCGGGCTTGAGCGGTTTGCAACTAGTAAACACCACTGGTCCTAATCAGAATCAGACCGGTACGCCAGAAGGCGGTAGTAGGATTTTCCAGTGGGGGTTTGCCCCTGTTGGTGGGTCGAGGGCAAATGATGATGGGTTGACGCCCAACAATCTTGTTCTTGGGATTCAGTTGGGAACAGTGACGGTTGTAACGACATAGGAGCATGAAGATGGAAACCAGCAAAATGAAGAAAATCGCAAAGACTGAGGTCAAAGCGCACGAGAAAAAGATGCATGGCAAGGGCTACGCCAAGGGTGGCGTGACCTCCGAGGCAATGAAGAAATACGGGCGCAACGTTGCTCGTACCATGAATCAACGTTCTACTTCGCGAGGTGGCTAATGAATACCGACAAGTTTGAATACTTCCCGGCTGAAACTGCTGACCCATGCGGTAAGTACGTTCAGCCTAAGCCTTATACACAGCCAACACCAAACACTGGCTATCCGAATGCCACGCCCAATACGCAAACTCAGCGTACCCGTGGCACAAAGAACACCAGCAAAGGTTTTGGTCACAGCACCAAGATGGGGTAATCAGTGAACTACACTGAACTGAAAGCGCGAATCAAGGCGTACTGCGAGAACGACTTCCCGCAAGCGGTTGGCGCGGGTGGCTTGACTTCGGACGCGCAGCTCAACACGTTCATCCTACAGGCTGAACAGCGCATCTATAACTCGGTTCAGTTTCCTTCGCTGCGTAAGAACGTCACTGGAACCATAACAGCAAACAACAAATACCTCTCTTCACCGGGAGACTTTCTGGCGGTCTATTCGATTGCCGTTATTGATCCGGTAACCAATGAGTATTTGTACCTGCTGAACAAGGATGTGAACTTTATTCGGGAGTCGTTTCCAAGTCCGAATGACACAGGCAAGCCTTACTACTACGCCCTGTTTGGACCAACCACGACCAACAATACCCCACCGGTCATTACGAACGAATTGACCTTCATCTTGGGACCAACGCCAGATATTGCTTACAGCGTAGAACTGCATTACTACTACTACCCTGAGTCAATCACCACGGCGTCCAGCGGTCAGACATGGTTGGGAGACAACATGGACTCTGTGCTGCTTTACGGCGCAATGATGGAAGCAGCCTCCTTCATGAAGTCTGAGAAGGATGTGATCGAGATGTACATGGGTCGCTACAACGAAGCGCTGATGCTTGCCAAGCGTTTGGGTGATGGTATGGAGCGTCAGGATGCCTACAGGTCTGGTCAGTACCGGATGGAGGTCAAGTAATGGCTTTTACCGGTAACTACACCTGCAACACGTTTAAACTAGGTCTTCCAAGCGGGGACTTTGACTTTGCTACCGGCACGACTGACGTATTCAAGATTGCTTTGTATACCAACGCCGCAACACTGGATGACACCACTGCGGCATACACCACAGACGGTGAGGTATCTGCGACGGGATATACGGCTGGCGGCGAGGTGCTGACTCCTTCCGTGTCAATTTCCGATGGCACATCTTTCATCGATTTTGGGGATGTGTCATGGAACGGGGCATTTACTGCCCGAGGTGCGCTGATCTACAAAGACGGTGGAGCGGCAATTTGTGTTTTGGACTTCGGTGCTGATAGGACATCGACATCTGTTTTTCAGGTGCAGTTCCCTGCCAACACCAACAGTTCGGCTTTGATTCGGATTTCTTAAGGAGTATGAAATGATTAACAGCAAAGCAAAATCCACCGACAAGGTCTTCTCCGAAGTCCTGAATGGTGGCGTATCAGAAGAGGGCGCTCGTGGCGGCGGCGTGTTTTTCGTTGAGTGCCGTGACAAAGACGGCAACATCAAGTGGAAAGAAGAGTCCAAGAACCTTGTGGTAAATGTCGGCTTGAAGGACATGAACGACAAGTATTTCTCGGGTTCGTCCTACACGGCTACTTGGTATCTAGGTCTGATTACTGGACCGGGATCTGGCACAACCATCGATCCGGGTGACACCATGTCGTCCCACGCTGGCTGGAGTGAAAACACTTCCTACAGCCAATCGACCCGTCCTGCTTGCACGTTTGGCGCAGCAACGACTGCTGATCCTTCGGTGATCAGCAACTCGGCTTCGGTAGCTGTTTTCAGCATTAACGGCACAACGACCATTGCTGGCGCGTTCTTAACCAGCAATAACACCAAGGGTGGTACGACAGGCATCTTGTTCTCGGCTTCTGACTTCCAGTCTCCGGGTGATCGTTCTGTGGTATCGGGTGACACGCTGAACGTCACTTACCAGTTTAGCCTTGACGCAGCATAAGGAGGAATCATGGCTACGAAATATACAAAGGGTCAAAACGTAAAGCTGGCGTCTGTTGTTCCGCAGGGTCCTGTTATTGCGCTTCGCATGGATGAGAACGGTACGTTCTTCTATCTGGTTGAGTGGACGGACGATAGCGGAAGCAAGCAGCAACGCTGGTTTGAGGAAGACCAACTGTCTGCTGCTTAAGGATGTACGGACTACTGCCCTACGCAGCCGCACCATATTCATCACTTTCCGGTGCTGTTTATGCTGTTACGGTTGCTGAATCTGCCAATGCCTCAGACACTCTGAGCGCACTGGCAACGTTCGCCTCTTCCATTACGGAGAGCGCGACGGGGGCAGATTCCATCTCCGCGCAGGTTGTTTTTCAGTCCACCATTACTGAGTCGGCAACCGGCACAGACTCGATCTCTGGCAGTGTCACCTATGTGGTGACGGTCATTGAGCTGACCACCGCAGCCGACACGGTTTCTTCCTTGGTTGATTTTGGTGGCAGCATTCTGGAGTCGGCAACTGGCTCTGATTCGATCAGTGCAAGCTCCATCTTTGGAGGTAGCGTTGCTGAAACAGCAACAGCCTCCGAAACAGTGGTTGCTCGGGTAGTCTTCGTTTCAACGGTCAGTGAGACCGCTACAGCAGCCGACAGCATCTTTGCTGGCGTATCTGCCAACGCTCTGGCTTCTGAGCAAGCCACAGCCTCTGATGCAGCCTCTGCTGGCGTCACATTCGGCGCAAACATCATTGAGGCAGCTACAGGCTCTGAGCAAGCCTCTGCGGCGATTAACTTTGGCGGCTTGATTACGGAGTCCGCAACCGTCTCTGAACTGGTCTCGGCAATCGCTACGTTCGTTGCAACAGCATCTGAAACCGCAACCGCAGCAGATCAAGTCTTGTCATCTTTTGCGTTTCCGGTCAGCGTTAATGAAGCAGCAACGGCATCTGATACAGCGTCTGCTGGTGTGGTGTTCGTTGTTGCCATCGATGAGGCGGCGGCAGCCAGCGACTTGGTTAGTGGCGCTATTAACTTTGGCGTATTGGTGCAAGAGTCGGCTTCTGGCTCTGATGCGACCACTACCCTGCCAATCTACTCGGTGACCGTGGCAGAACTGGCTCGTGCGTCTGACAGCATTTTGGGTCGCTTGCTGTGGGAAATTATCAACGATAGCCAGTCGGTAACGTGGAACTTGATCAATGCACAGAATAGTGACACATGGTCGATCATTAACACTGCCGACTCAACTACTTGGAATGTCATAAAGACATCGAACTGATATGCCACTTGTTGTCAAAGATCGTGTCCGAGAAACCACCACGACCACAGGTACGGGGACGGTAACCCTCGCAGGTGCGGTGACCGGATTTCAATCGTTCTCGGCGATTGGGAATGGCAACACTACCTTCTACACCATCGCAGGTCAGGGAACCAGCGAGTGGGAGGTGGGGATTGGTACATATACATCCAGCGGAACTACGCTATCCCGTGACACGGTTTTGTCTTCCTCGAACAGCGGATCGAAGGTTAACTTCTCCGCAGGAACAAAGGATGTGTTTGTCACCTATCCGGCTGGCAGAACATTGACAGGAGGTGGTGGAGGCATTGGTGCGCTGGTCGTGAACAACACCACGGTGACCGAAAACTACACCGTAGATACCGGCACGAACGCGCAATCAGTAGGACCAATCACTGTGGCAAGTGGTGTTGCTGTGACAGTCGCGTCTGGTCAAAGATGGCTGGTTGTGTAATTATTTGACAAGAGGAAAGCAAAATGCCATCCACATACTCAACCAATCTAAAGATTGAACTCATCGCGCTAGGTGAGCAGGTTGGTACTTGGGGAACCACAACCAACAACAACCTCGGTACGACGCTGGAGCAAGCCATTGTTGGTCGCGTCACTGTCTCGTTTGCTTCAGATGCGAACAAGACGCTGACCCTTTCCAATACGAACGCCGCTCAGGATGCTCGTGCGGTGTTCTTGAATCTGACATCGGCTGTTAGCCTCACCGCGACCCGTGACCTGATTGTTCCGGCAATTACCAAGAACTATATTGTCAAGAACGACACTACTGGGGGTCAGAGCATTCGGGTAATTGTAGCTGGCGGTAGCGTCACCATCCCGAACGGAAGAACTGCGCTGATCTACAACGACGGCATTGATGTTAATTATCAGTTTGACTACGCAGGTGCTTTAAACGTTGCATCTTTGGCGTCTACGGGCGACGGCACATTCAGCGGCACTGGTCAGGTCAAGCTACCCGCTGGAACTACGGCACAGAGAAGCGGCTCCCCAGCCAATGGGATGATCCGATACAACTCAAGCCTTTCCCAGTTTGAGGGTTACGGTAATGGATTATGGGGTGGGATTGGTGGCGCACAGGCAGGTGGCGCAATCATGACCAACAAGGACGTTGCTTCGGTAAGTTACACCATCGCAACCGGAGAGAATGGTTTGAGTGTCGGTCCAATAACGGTGGACTCGGGCGTGACAATCACAGTTGCAACGAACCAGCGTTGGCTGATTCTGTAAGGAGAAAAGAATGACTTTGATTTTGAGTGGAACTGACGGTCTGTCTGATATTGATGGCTCTGCCGCAACCCCCGCAATTCGTGGAACGGATGCGAATACGGGTATGTTCTTCCCTGCTGCTGACACCATTGCTTTCTCAGAGGGCGGTGTTGAGGCATTACGGATTAATTCTTCAGGCACAGTCGTTTTATCGGGTGGTGACACAACTGCAAACGGCACAGGCATTACCTTCCCTGCTACGCAATCCGCATCGTCTAACGCAAACACGCTGGATGACTATGAGGAAGGGACTTGGACTCCGCAACTACGTTTTGGCGGTGCAAGCGTAGGAATGACAGGTACATTCAGTGGTCGTTACACAAAAGTAGGAAATGTGGTCACGAT